ATGTGACCCCATGATAGCAGACAGGGTTGCAGAGGTTATGGAACAAAGCATTAATGAGGCAGGAAAACACTTCAATCTGAGCATTGAGCAGCTTGGAGAGGCAGAGATAGGGGCAAACTGGATGGAGGTACACTAATGAATATATTTCTTATGCTCCCTGAGAAGGGTAGTGATTGTAAATATTATATAAAACCTATTGACATTATTAATTTAAGGGAGGATAATCACGGGACGCTAGTAAGCTACCTGTTTGGAAGCAAGCAAGCAAGTATCACCACTCTTATTACCGCTAGAGAGATACAGGAAGAGATGGTTAGGATGGAAGAAGAAGTAACAATGTCGTTTTTTAGTGACCTCGGAGAATAAAATATGAGATTACAAGAATTTTTAAATCAGGTTGGTGGTAAAGAGTCAAATATTCTAAACTACTCTGGAGCAGAAGCTTTAGAAGCAGTTAAACAAACGGGGTATGCTTTAAAACATGTAAAAGAACAAACTACAGAGATTTGCTTAGAAGCAGTTAAACAAACGGGGTATGCTTTAAAATATGTAAAAGAACAAACCCCTGAGATTTGCTTAGAAGCAGTCAAGAAGAATGGATTGGCTTTAAGATATGTAGATAAGACTGTATTTGAAGCAGGCCTCTCAGAGACACAACTACAGATATTGAAATTAGAGCAAGAATTAGAACAACTCAAGAAGTTAAATGAATTATAAGGAGAGCATAACATGGCTTTACAGAAAATCACAGGCAAGATAAAGAAAGCAGGGGCTTACCCCTTACCAGCACCTAAGACATTAACCTTCAATGGACAGTCCAAAGAGGTTACGCATAGACACACTATCCAAATGGAGACAGGTGAGTGGGTTAGTTTTGGGGAGAGTCACCTTGATGCCTTCATGGTGAAGGATGATGATGACAAATGGAAGGTGCTAGGGGAGGGAAGCGAGGTACTAATTAAGTACACTGCAAACGGGGACTACAAGAATGCGAAGAAAGCGAACCTCACGGTACTGGAGCTAGTTGAAGGTAAGAAGTTCGAGAAGACGAATAGCGCACCTGCACAGAAGAAACCTTCTTCTCAGGGGGATAGCTTTGTAAACCCCGCTGAGATTGGCCAGTGTATGAACTTAGCAGCAGAGGTTCTTGGTTTCAGTGGTGGCGATATGACCAACCCAGACAAAGCTAAGGAAGCTATCCAGTGGTACAAGCGCTCACGCCAGTTGTTTACTTCTCTTTACCCCTCTGTAGGAGTGGAGGAGGCAGTGAAGCCACAGCCTAAGCCGGAGGCTGCAACACCACAGTACGACGACGACGAAGTTTAATTGAGGGGGGCATAGCCCCTCTCCTTCTCTAGGAGAAATAGAATGAATAAATTAGAAGAAAATATCGCTAGAATGGAGGATTAATATGAAAGCTACTGAATTAATATCTCGACTGGCTGTCCTTGTCCGAGAACATGGGGATAGGGACTTAGTTATGTCCATCCCGAATGAGAGCTTCTGTACTACGGAGTTCACACCCCGTAGCATAGTGACAGCCGAAGACCTTGAGGAAGGTGTATTATTTGAACTATACGGAGAAGAGAATGTTAAACGACTTAAACCCTGAAGAAGCCTTAGAGGTGGAAGAGTGGAACCTCTCTATAGCCCGTAGAGATATGCAGCATGGGCGTACAGAAGAGACAAGGGATAGGGCTTATCTTGATTTTGTTAACACAGAACTCAGAATATCCCGCTTGAAAAACAAACAGCTTGGTAATCTTCTCTCGTACTAGGAGGCTTTATGACTTTTCCGAACAAAGACACACTCTTAGTTATTGATGGGGATATCTTGTTGTACTCTGTGGGTTGGGGGAGTGAGGACATAGAACAGTCTTGGATAGTTGACCAACGTATAGAGAACTTCTTTAAACGTCTATTCACTAAATTTGAGACTTACAACTACAAGGCATACCTCACAGGGAAAGGGAATTTCCGTGAACAGGCAGCTACTACCCATAAGTACAAGGGGAACAGAAAACCAGAGAAACCTAAGTGGTATAAGTACATAAAGGACTATCTCCTACACATGCACAACACTGTTGTCATTGAGGGGATGGAAGCGGATGATGGTATGGCTATGAACATCACTCGTAACAATAATAGCATCCTATGTTCAATCGACAAGGACTTATGGATGGTTGAGGGGTGGCACTACTCTTGGAGTACACATAACTCACCAGAGAAGCCTCTTCGTTATATTAAGAACGACGAAGGACTTACTCTCTTAGAGGGGAAGCGTAAGAAACTTATAGGAGGGGGTTATCCTTGGTTCTATGCACAGCTTCTCATGGGGGATAAGACAGATAACATTGTAGGACCAAAGGGATACGGTGATGTCAAAGCGTACAAAGCTCTACAGGAATGTGAGACAGAGAAGGACTATTATGCTGTTGTCAAGGAGGTGTATGAGGAAGAATACGGAGAGCAAGCCGAAGACAGACTCCTAGAGAATGCTCAGTTGCTATGGATGGTGAAGGAGTTGGATGATGATGGAGAGTTTGTAATGTGGGAGAAGCCAGAATGAGAGGAGTTAAACAGAGAGCAGGGGGTACATGGACAGAGGCGCGTTATTTCAGCTTCATCCGCTCTGCATTACGTAGAGCATGGACTAAGTACCCTGTTAAATACCAAGTGATGAATGCAGCTAGTAGGCCATACGGAGGAACAGACAAACGGAGGAAGAAGGAGTACCAATGTAATGTTTGTAAGGGGTGGTTTGCACAGAAGGAAGTGGCTATAGACCACATTAAACCCTGCGGGAGCCTCAAGGTGTTTGATGACCTCCCCGCCTTTGTCTCCACACTCTTCTGCGAGTCTGACAATCTCCAGTGTATATGTTCATCTTGCCACAGTATTAAAACACAGGAGGATCGGAAAAAATGAATCTTGAAGATGTGAACTATTGGCTCTCGTTAGCTGCACAGCAGGACTACGATACACTAGAAGAGGAGCTTAAAGTAGTACAGCTTTCTCTTATGCCAACGTGGGAAGAAGAGAACATTCCTGATATTAGTACAAATGATGCTTTTGATATAGCAGATGGATATGTGCATGGCTAAGATATTAAAGATAAAAACAACTAACAAAGTTAAGGCCAATGTTACGCACTTAATGATACCTGATACACAGTGCAAGCCTAACATTGATATGAGCTACCTCTCCCACATAGGCCAGTACATTGTGGACAAAAGGCCAGAAGTTATTGTCCATATCGGAGACCATGCTGACATGCCTTCGTTGTCTATATATGACAAAGGGAAGAGGGCTTCAGAGGGACGTAGGGTTCAGGAAGACATTGACTCCAGTATTGAGGGTATGAGGCTCCTACTCCAGCCTCTCTATGACTTACAGCAACATCAACGTAAGAACAAGAAGAAGGTGTATAAGCCTCGTATGGTTCTCACCCTTGGTAATCACGAAGAACGTATCATGCGTCATGTGAATGCCAATCCAGAGTTGCATGGGTTTTTATCCTATGATAATCTCCACTACGCGGATATGGGGTGGGAAGTACATGACTACCTAAAACCCGTAATCATAAATGGGGTAGCGTATTGTCACTTCATGGCTAACCCTTTTACAGGAAAGCCTTACGGAGGTACAGCTACTAACATACTGAAGCATGTAGGAGAGAGTTTCTGTGTAGGACACAAGCAAACTCTAGACGTTTCTACGAGGTTCCTTCCTGCTAGTGGGGTGCAACAGTGGGGTATTATTGCAGGGGCTTGCTACCCCCATGACGAGGACTACAAAGGACACCAAGGGAACCACCACTGGCGAGGTATTGTTGTCCAACATAATGTTCAAGGGGGGAGTTTTAATCCCATGTTTATTAGTTTAGATTATTTAGAAGAGAGATTTGGGGAGGGAGTGAGTGATGAATAGTTTAACAGTAACCTTAACGTGTAAAGATTTAGTGGAAGCTTTGGAATTTCAAAACAAAATCGTAAAAAGGGCTAACAAAAGGGGCGTGATGGTAAAGCATCTTGAAATTGCCAGCGAAGCAACCCAAACAGGTCGCTGGTCAGGTGCGGATGCGTTTATTGATGCCGGAAAAGGATCAGAAAACGTTACCGCCGAGGATCTAGGGCGCTTTGCTTAATTCGTGTTACAGGAAACACACGTAAAGGGGGTGAGTGATGATTAATCTGTTATATGCTTTAGTGACAACAATTATTGTCTACGTACTGACAATGCTCACAGCGGGGGTTAAGCTCCCTGTATTCACTGTGTACATAATATTCGCTATATCGTACATGTTTATTAAAGAAATTAAATATGAGGTGAAGAAATGAATTTTATCCTTTGTAACAACAGAACATACGAAGAGAAATACCAAAAAGAAGCATACAAACACATACGCTTAGAGGAAGTAAGTGACTTGGCAGGGTACGGGAAGATTAATGTGTATGTTGAGGATGGTTGGGAATATAACATCAATGATGACCGTTGCCAGTATCTTGAGGAGCAGCTTGAAGCTCTGGCTATGTTTGGTTATATCTATTTGTCTTATGTAGATGAAGATGGGTTCGAGAGCAGATACACGCCCTCAACGGCTCTAGGAGAGGACTTCTCCCCGAAGCAAGGGGGTAGCACCCTCCCTATGGAGAAAACGTCACACAGCCTCACAGAGGACGAGAGAATGGCGCTTGTTGATACAGGGGATGGATGTTCTGGGGGAGCTTGTGTAATATGATTGATTTTAGACAATTCAGGGAGTTTGTGGTTATCCCTGCTTTACAGCACCTTAGTTCCCAGATTCCGTACAGTGAGGAAGCGGTAGACCTTTTAATGATGACTGCTGCACATGAGAGTATAGGGGGGAGGTACTTACGTCAAGTGGGGATGCATGGAACTAATGGAGCTTTTGGTCCATACCAGATGGAGCTTGCTACACATGATGACATACACCTGAACTTCTTAGACTTCCGTGAGGAACTTGACTCCCTCGTAGAGGTTTTGCCTACATATCACGGGAATTACCGACCGGATGGTGTGAATCTTATGACTAACTTCTGGTATGCTACAGTCATGGCAAGGGTGCATTATTACCGAGTACCAGAGGCTATTCCTGTAATAACACTAGGTCCTTCTTGTGACAAAAAGCAACAGGAAACCCTGTACTTGGAAGCCTTGTCTCGATATGCTAAGAAGTATTACAACACGAAGGGAGGTAAGGCTACTTCCACTGACTACTACAACGACTACTTATGGTGGAAACGCTAATGGGACATTATGATGAAAATAACAATAAGTGATATTAATATAGATGTGACTACTCCTGAGTTTGAAGATTGCTTCAACCTCAAGGACGTATTGCATGTTGCTGTGAATAATGTTGAACGCTCTCTTAAAGGGGAACTACAGCAAGCTCTCCGTTATGAAGTCCTGAGTGATGCGACTGTTAAGAAGTTCTTGGAGGGGAAAAAGGTGAGGATATTGCAGGTTATTGAAGAAGCTATGGAGGATATGTAATGGGGCATTATGATGAATTCAGGGATGCGGGTGAGGGGATTGACTGGCCTCTAAATGAAGGGCGTATGGATGTTATTGGACAGAACGGAAATAACGGAGAGCATTACCCTCCTAAAGACAAATATGTGAGGTCTGTCAAGGGTGTTAAAGCGGATGTATATGATGTTCTTGTGGCTTTCAGCGTCACCAATCCCGCATTACAACATGCTATTAAGAAGATGCTGTGTACAGGAATCCGAGGATACAAGGACTTCAATCAGGATATAGATGAAACAATACAAGCCCTAGAAAGAGCTAAGGAGATACAGAAGGGATTCTAATAAGAAGAGGGGGCTATGCCCCCCTTTCTATTTCTTTTTCTTATTAGTTTTAACCCTCTGCCCTCTCTTGGGTTTAGCTGGTTTCTTAGCTGTCTTCTTCGCCTTCCTGAAGTCCGAGTCCTTGGGAGCACCTTTCTCCCCTTTCTTCTTCATCTTCTCTCCGCTCCCTGCCTTAATACGTTCCTTCTTAGCATTTATGTTGGCATAAAGCCCTTTCTTCGCTGGCATGTTCTCACCATTTAGTTTTATTAGCCCAATAAGCAGCAGACATTTTACCTTTAGCTATGTTCTTAGCGTGTCTTGCCTTGAAGGACTTGTTACGTTTAGTCCCGTCAGGACTCCCTTTCTTACCTTGCTGTCCGAAGCGGATGGTCTTAATCTTATCCCCTTCTTTCGCTACTACTACATGACTCTTAGTTGGGTGGCTTGGTGTTGCTTTTGGTTTGTTAAAACCACTCACACCTGCCCTCTCAAGTCTACTATCTTTTTTCTTTGCCATAATTATCTCCTATGGTACATCACTTACAATATCAGCTACAGTCATATTATTCATAACAAAAACACAGTTCCCTTCTGTCCCACTATCCACAAGGTTAGGATATGTGTCGCCGTCCCCCATCCTCCACCAGTGTTTTGGTTCAGGGGTTAGTGTTGACATGTCAAAAGGGACTCCACTGTTGTATATGCCTGAGACATTAGCGCTTTGGTCGGAGTCAAACACAGCCAGCTCATCCACTTTACAGCCTCCCCTCATGTAATTGCCGCCAGAATATCGACCAATTCTGAAGTTATCGGGATCAATGGCACTAGACCACCCGTAATTACTATTTGTGTTTGTTGTTGACTCCTGAGAACCATTAATAAATATCTTGAATCTGTTGTAGTAGTTTGCAATGTCACCACTACTGGAACCCGTTGTACCCCCATCGTATGTAATCAAAACATGCTGCCAACTGGAAGTTGAGATAGTCCCATTAGCTGTCTCTAGGCGTAGGTTGTTCCCATTACTGCCGTATTGCAATCGCAACTTATCTTGATTACCTAAAAACCTGACATAGATATGCCCCCCATTGACGGTATCATTATCGCCAAAGTAAAAAATAGTTTGTGAGTTATTAGCGTCTGTCGAGCCTTTGAACCAAAACGACAAAGACCAAGCATCTGCTGAACCACTCCCATTGGAGGCTCTACCAAAGACACTATCCACAAGAGAAGCATTGGCTCCTAGATAGTCACTGTTGTTGAACTGTATGCTTTTAGTGTTAGCAAAAGGGGGTGTGCTAACAGTTAGGACAAGTGTTTCACTGTCTTCCCCGTTGTAGTTAATGGCTTTCACAGGTATGTTGTATGTTCCAGATACGAGACTAGAACCCCCTATAAGCTTTCTCGGATTCCCTTCTACTGTTGTAACACCGGCTACATTAGATAAGTCCCACTCATAACCCACCCCGAAGTCTGCTGTAAGTTCATAATTGAGAGTCTGTCCTTGTACCAGATTAGCTGTAAGGCTGGAGGTGATGGAAGGAACTTCCGTACCACTACTCCCTGAAGCAGAGAACAAAGCATTCAGAGCATTACACACCGCTGTACTATCTGCTCCATACGAAGCCCCATTCTGGTCAACAAACTCCGCGAATGCTACCTCTGTTACAATATCAATATCCTTAGCTAGGTCGTGTATGTTACAAGCACCGTTGGTGACAGTGGCCTGAAGGGAGTTCAAGAACTGAACCCCGTTAGCGTCCTCTATGAATATCGCATTAGCTGCTGAATCCCTGTATATTGTTATGCTCATTGTGCCACCCTTATTGAGATATAAACCCCTGCATTTCTAACTGTTGCGGGAGTTGACATTCTTATCTGCATACGTCCTGCATTCCCCTGTGTGTTAGTATCCCCCATATAAATAGGGAAGTTAGTAACCCTCTGGTAAGGAATGCCACTCCCACTATCCAGTCGTTCAGACCAGAACTGGAGGGGGTACTCCCCTGCTCCTGAACCTAAAAGGTAACGGGCTTCCAGTAGAGCG